AGCGTGCCCGGTATTCAATCTGCTTTTTTTTCTGCACCGGTGCCTTGTCAAAGATGTTGGCCAGTTTGTTCAGCCTGGCCTGCAGTATCGTAATTCGTTGCATGGTGGTAGTATTGCGGCCCAGGCGTCACCCTGGGCCTGGTTGATTAACTGGCGTTGGCTATTTTGCTTAAAAAGTTCAGATCGTCACGTAAGCTGGCAACCATTGCATTGAGCATCTTTAAGGTTTTCAGATTTTCTTCCAGGCGGTTCAGGTGCCAGTCTCTTTCATTGTAAACAACTGGGGTAACTACCTGGCCAAATCCATCACGGAATGTCATGCTTAAAATTTCATCCTTTGCCTTATCGCTAAACAGGCATGGAGAAGTAACTATCTGCAGCATGGTCCGGCCCTGGTCGTCAATGCCAATGGTGTACAGACTGCCAACCTCAATAATGTTATTGTCCTTGTACATGGCTTTGATATCTGATTTGCAGATTGATTTGTGCGTTTCGCACTCATTCACTATACGGTCAATTACCTCAGTGTAATCTGCAATCATGCGTTTCAGTTCGTCAATGGTCATCGTTGTCATGGCGTTTTCAATTTTGTTACAGCAAAGTAACGTTTGTGAGACCAAACAAACAAATATTTTGCAATCTTTTTTTAATAAAAATGCAATCTTTTTTCTGAATAGCAAATTGATACAGGTTGTCAATTTGTCAATTGAACATACTTGACACTTATGATGGACATAAAAAAAGCCCGGTGTTGAAACACCAGGCATAACCGTAGAAAAACATAAGGCTCACCCTAAACCAATTAGAGGCCTCAAAGTAATTAAATTAATTCAATTCCAATTAAAATAAATTTTACTTTTACTCAACATTAAAGCAATAAAAACGCAATCTTTATGCAAGACCTTCAAAAAAACTATGTGCTCGCAGCGGAAGTGCTGGAAGATGCTATGGATGAAATCAAGGCACTGCTCAGCGACCCTAATTCGCAATTGATCTATGTTGGCATCCATGCAGCCCTGCAGAAACAAGCCAACCGCCTGCACTTCCTGGGAGGTAGCACCCCTAAGCACGGGATAAGTGACCAGGAGTATAAACCCATTACGGAGTTTATGGGTGAGAAAATTGAGCACCGCAAGGAAGTAAACTTTGAGGACTTGGAACCTGGTGAGGCAGACCGTCTGCAGTATGTAGAAAAGGTTAACAGCCTGTATGCCGAACTGCCAACGCTTTCACTGCGTGGTGTGCTGCATAGCATGACCATCACGGATGATATTCTGGTATTGCGTGGAGTTGCAAAGAAAGCCGGCATGCAGGACTTTGAGGATGCAGTAATTACGGAGGAATACCTGGAAAAAGTGGTAAAAGCCATTAATGAGCGCAATGCGTTTGAAGCCCAGGAGAAATCCATCCATGCACAACTGGAAGCGAATAAGCAGAAAGCCGGTGAGGCGCCTGTTATTACCGGTGACAGTACCACTGAGGATGAAGATGACTATTATGATGAAGAAATGATTGACGTGGTAGTCACACAGCAGATTCTTGACATGAACCCGGTGATGGCAGAGCAGGGTATTAAACTGGGTGATATTATCCAGGTAACTAAAGAGGGGGGGCATTTTTTGCACGACGAATTTATTTTCCCGGACGGGCTGGACGATATCAAGCCGAATGAAGCAGCAAGCGCTGAACAGGCAGCTGCAGACAAAGTAGGTAACGAACCTAAGTCCACTAAAAACCGTTCCAGCCGTGCAAATAAAAATCAACAATAAGGTTTTCACTTTCCCCAGCAGTTTATCTGAAATGACACTGGGGCAACGAATAGCATTTCAGCAAGAGCATGGTAACCTTTTGGATGCCATGCTCACCTCTATTTTGGAGATGCCGGAAGGACCTGAGAAACAACTGGAAGTGATGCACTTTCAGTTTGAAAAGATGTTCCGCACGTTCAGTTTTTTTTCCGGCTTCACCGTAGAAGAATTAAAGGCCAGTGAGTTCATTGAGGAAATTGCATCAATCTATTACGCCAACGTGGCCCAGGTCATGGAGCATGAGGCACAGATTGAACTGCAGCCGTCCTACCAGTTTATGGGGGAGGAATGGGTTATTCATCCACCGGAATTAAAGCAAGGTTCAGAAATGACCTTCGGAGAATTTATTGATGCCAAACAGATCATTAAAAACCTGATTGATCTGGGCGCCAGTAAGTGGGAGCAATTGGTATGCCTGGCAGCCATCTATTTCCGGAAGAAAGGGGAGCCGTACCAGGCCAGCTTTATGTATGAAGGCAGTGAGCGCCAGGAATTGATGAAACAATTGCCTATGGATATAGCCCTGGCTGTAGGTTTTTTTTTGAGCAGTTCTGTGAATTTATATCTCAACACTTTGCAGTTTTCTTCCCGAGCCGTGTCCGATCAGATGGCCGTTTCAGTGCAGCCCACTATGAGCGCTATGGCTGGATAAATTTTCTGAAAAGCATAGCAAAAACCAAAGTGTTTGATATCCCTGGCAGCAATATGAACAGTATTGATTGCGCCCGTGCAGCCAGCGCCTTTGATGTACTGCTGTATGCCAGTGAGGAAAAAGAGTTAAACGAGGCCCAGGCATTGGACCAGGAAGCCCAGCTTAATAAACAAAAACGAAAAAAATGAACGCACAATCCCCGAAGCCAGTTATGAACCTGGCAAAAGACATGCAGGACCAACTGGTCACTGAACTCAGTAAAGTACCTTTTACGCATGAGCGCCTGACGCCCGGATGGATGGCAATGGCAAAGAGTGCTTTGCGCAAAAAATCACCGCTTGCCCTGGGTATTCGTATTGCAGACTACAAGGCTATTCTGGAATTGGAAGCCGGTGACCCGGTGAGCATGATGCAGTATAGCATCCTAAACAACAATCTGGAAAACTGCAGCATGCTGGACCTTTCCCTGCAGCTGGAAGCGTACAGTGATTTGATGGAGGACTGTGAGGTTATGAGCGAAGCATGGAATGCTGAAACGCTTGGCCTGCGTAAACAGGTGGAAGCGGATATTCTGGCCAGGTATGAAAATACCGTGGGTAAGCCAGTCGGCGGCATGAAGGCAGTACCTAAAAAAAGTGATGCCTAATGAACCAGCCATTCACCCATATTGAGCGCTTGTTTACGGCTATACTTGCTCAGAGTATAGCCGTACAAGGCCGGTTTAAATTACTGGCCAGGAACGGCGCTGAGTTGAACCAGGACGAAGTACAGGAACTTACCCATGAGTTTGCCAACAATAAAGCAGCTTTCCCGGTGGCAGCTATGCTGACGCCCAGGCTGATCGGAGAGGTAGGCGTATTGAATGACTACAAAGAAGTTTCCATCACCATGTTCTTCCTGGATACTACTCACTACAATGCATCCGGCCAGGTTAAAAACCCGGTACCCCAAACCGGAAAATCTGGTGATGATGCCATTGATGAATGGGACCGAATGGGTAAGGTAGCACTTGACTTTGTTCGTGTATTGATGGACGTTACTAAGCCGGTGAACAACCCAACCAGTAAGTTCAGAGTAAGACAGCAACGGTATTTCATTGACCCGGTTTCATACGTTAGCAGCAACCGCCTTTCAGGTGTACGGCTGCAGTTTACTGGTGAAATCTTTGTGGGCTGTGATATTACCGATTATCCACCAACCATTGAACTGCCAGAATAATGCAAACACCAAAATCACCTATTGTGCCTGATCGGCGCCTGCCTGCACATATTGCAGCAGCTTTTCCGGATGAACAACCAACTGATAAAGTTGATGCAGCCATGCGTGAACAGCTGGCAGCGGAGCGTATGGGTATTACCGTGGCCAGGCTTCGTGAGATCAATGCGTATGCCAGGCAGCTGCGTAGAAAATTCCCTCACATGGCACCACTTCGCCTGCAGCGCAAAGTGTGCGAATATTTCAAAATAAAGCTGGTTGATAATGACACTAAAGCAGATAGCACTGATGATTCCAGCGGAGTATCGCAGTGAGATACTGGAATTGAATATGATTGCCCGTGCTCAGGCCAATAGCCAGGACACGACCATGGAATACCTCATGCAGATATGGGGCACCTATATTGAGCCAGGCAGTCATTTGGATGCAGCCTGTGGGCTATGCAGGGAGCGAATATTAAAAAACTACCGGCAACTGCAGCCGGTGATGGTAGAGTTGAAAAAGCAGGAAAATCTTTTAAAAGCGCTGTGAGAAATAACATCGAAATATTACAGAGTGCCAGGCAGGTGATTGAGCAGGCCATCCGTGAGGAATTGCGTGCCCAGGGCCATTATTTAACCGGTACCCTGGAACGCAGCTTGACGGCAGACTTCAGCCTGGGAAATACTACCATCATGCAAGGGGAAGCGCTTTTTTATGGCCAGATTTTGAATGATGGTGTTTCACCGGCCAGAATACCGTTTTCCGGATCCACCGGGAACGGTGGCACCAGTGCGTACATAGAAGGCCTGAAACGGTATTTCATGCTCAAAGGGCTTTCTGATCAGGAAGCGCTTCGTGCTGCCTTCGCTACTGCTCACGTACATAAGCGGGAAGGTATGCCTTCCCAGGGTAGCAGCCAGTACAGCAGCAACGGACGGCGCCTGAAAGCCATTGAAACAGCCTGGAACGATAGCAGCAGACGGGTGGACCGGGTGCTGGATAATGCTTATCAGCGGGAGATCGATAAAACTTTTATGCAAACCAAAAGTGAAACCATCTAATGGCAATTACCAATGTTTTAGGGCCTGACCCACAAGCGATAAAAAGCGCCTACCGGCCTATCATTTTTGATGTGACTGCACCAGGTACGCCAAAGGTGGTGTATTGTGACCTGTACTTCAATGGCCGGTATTATAAAACCCTCAGCAAAACTCAGTACCATTCAAAAAATGCACTGGGTAGTTATTCTTACTGGAAGTTTGATATTGCTGATGCCTGCCAGGAGTTCCTGCAGAAAGTGCTGGCACCCATAGACAGCAACCTGGTGCAGAATGCTGATAAAGCATTCGTTTGGGTGTATTGCCGATTCAGGGACAGCCAGCTTGATGCAGATGGTTTAATCATTCCGGAGGGACCGGTACCCGTGCAGGGCACAATGGAAGTGGAGCCGGTTGCTGGTGGAGGATATCAAAGCACCGATTTTTTTGTGCTCAATGTGGCATTGAAACACCATCACGAGCCAGAATTGGATGATCATTTGAGCCGGTATATGGCCAGCCCATTTGCAGCCAACTGCTATCCACTGAGCCGTAGGCCTAAGCGCTACCATATTTCCCTGGGGAGTAGTGATTTTTACCCGGTTATTGATACAGAAAACCAGCGGTGCAGCCCTAACCTTCGCCTGAATTATAAGTATTTCGGGCAAAGCACTTTCAGTCAGGCAAACAGCGGCGCCAGTTATGGCTTTATCAATTCTACCGTAACCTCCTTATCCGTGGTACAGATTGGTGAGATTATAAGCCTGAACTGGCAATATACTGGCAATCCCAGCAGCTTCAACGTGCAGGTGGATAGTGGAGTGGTACAGAATACACCAATACCCAGCATAGAGCTATCAGGGCTATCCGTTGGCATACATTCCGTAAGAATTACGCCTATATCTGGCTGTGCTCAGGGTACCCAGTTTACTGCTGATATTACCGTTGATGTAGCTGCAGAATTGTGCTTTTTTGAAGTGTACAGCGTGCTGATTACGCAGACCGGTGCAGATACCATCCAGGTGGGGGCTTTCCTTAATAGCACTCCACCCAGTTTTGTGTATAGTTTAGACGGTGGTCCCAGTGTACCCGTGGCAGGCATACCTTTCACCATAAGTGGCATCACAGCTGGTGGCCATACGTTGAAGTTGACACCTGTTTGTGACGATGATCGTTTTGGTGCAGCGGCCACAACCAGCTTCACCCAGGCGCCAGCGCCTAGCATCACACAAACCAGCAACACGAGCACCGGAGTAGGTGGTACCCGTACACAAGTTTTTTTGATTGGGCCAAACGTGAACCCTGGCAACCGTTATACAGTCGGTGTGTACAGCTATGTTATTACCGTCACAGCCGTGGCCGGAGATACGCCTAGCACCATTGCAACAAAATTGAGGGATGCAGTGAACGGTACTACATTGGCGCAATGGAACTCATTTGGAGTAGCACCAGCGCCTGGCACCAATGGTTATCCACCCACTGCAACGGCCAGCGGAGCGTATTTATCCCTCAAATTAAATCACACGAATTCATTTTCTGCATCTGCATTTATATCCTAAACATGGCAGTTTTAAACTACATACCAAACGGTCCGGCCAATCTGCAAAGCATTTTCCCCTCAGTGGATTTTACAGAATTGGCTGAGTATTTTATTGAGTTAATGGCAACAGATGGCACCACAATGGTCGCCAGGAGTACGGTGAACGTGCTGCACAAGCGGTGCTCAGATACCGTGCGGATCCACTTTGTCAATGGTTGTGGTACAATGGATGCCATTGACTTTGATATACAGCAGCTGCAGCACCAGGTAAAGAGTGAAGAATTTGAAACCCCTGGCACCCATCCGCATGATTATACCCGTCACGGCATTCAGCGCTTTAATATCAAGGCCAATGATGTGTATGAGGGCGTGAACATTCTTTATGGTGAGGAACAGCAGGAATGGCTGGATGAACTCTTTGATAGCCCTATGGCCTGGATAGAACAAAGCAGCCCCTTCACGAATGAGCGCTTTTATCTACCAATTGTCATACTTGATAATGAGCGCCAGAAAATAAAGCCCAATGGCAGGTACCTGTATGAGGTCAAAATACAGTTTAAACTTTCTAATGAAGTAACCACAATCCGGAACTAATGAGCCAAAAAAGCAAATATGTTCGCATAACCATAGACGGCCAGGAAATTGATATTGAGCAGACGGATGATCTGCCAATTGCAATCAGTTACCAGGTGGAGGACGTTAAGAACTTCCAGGAAAAAAGAAGCGCCAGCAGCCTGGATATCACCGTGCCTGCAACTACACTCAACAGCAAATTGAGCAATGGGCTGCACAATCCGGACGTGCTGGACATGACGGAGGATAAGCGCTATTCAAAGCCTGTTCCTGCAGTAATTGAAGCCGGTGGGTATGAATTGCTGGTGGGCAAAGCATTCCGGAAGCGTGCCCGGCACCGCCGTAACCCCATAAGCTATGACTTTGACCTCTATGGTGATAATGCGGATTGGATTATTTCTTTGCGGGAAACTACGCTGTTTGATGCACTGCAGCATGTCAATTTTTTGTTTACCAAAGAGGGCATCATTGACAGCTGGGCATTTGATGGCCGGGACCCTCAATTGCCGTATGTTTTTGCTCCTTTCCGGCATAGCCAAACTATGGATGAAGGGTATAGCAATTATGTGATGGACCCACCGCCAAAAGTGCTGGATTGGAGCATGTCACCACATTATATGCGGCCATCCCTTTCCATTTATTGGATATTGTACTGGGGCTTTAAGCTGGCAGGGTACAAAATAGAAAGCGACTTTTTTGAAACAGATTATTTCCGGCGTGCTGTGACGCCGTGGGTGTATGGTAGTTTTCTGTACAGTGATGGCACCCGGTTGGATAACCTGGATTTTCTGGCCAAAGCAGACAGGGCCGTGGTATTTGAGGATGATTTTGCAGAGCAATACATTGATTGTGAGGTAAGCAATGACAGCACGAATGGCGCCTTTGATAATAATGGTTCCTATGTGTATGATGCAGTCAACCTGGCTATGAAGTGGACCTATTTGCCAGCGTACGACTATGGGAACCTGGATGCAACCTTTCACTTTCAGGCCATTGTTGACACGACCGTGGCAGCGAATAGCCGGAGTGAATTACATATTCATTGGTTTAAAAACGGGGTTCAGTTTCGTGAAACGGAACTGGTTAATCTAAATGCGCCTGTTATTGGGCGCCGTGATCAGGCCGGCACGGTAGAAGATTTTGCCAGCATAGCCGTGGTCCCGGGTGATGTTATCACCGCAAAGGTCCAGCTGTATATGTTCGCCAGCAGCCTGGGACGGGCCAATTTCTCTATTCAGGTGGTGGCATTTGAACTGGATTATTTTCGCATACCCCTGGGCGGGACCATTGACTTTAAAAACTACAATGGCCTGAAGAAACACAAGTTTCTGGACCTGCTGCGTGGTGTGACGGATGCCTTCAATTTAGAGTTTGGTACAGACAGTATTTCAAAAACCGTTCGCATAGAGCCTGCGCATGCGTATAGCTTAACCGGCAATTTGCCAGACCGGACGGGCTACTGGAATGGCCAGACCGTGGACTGGACATATAAGCAGGATTTAAGCAAGGACAGCGTGATTGAGTACCTGGATGAAGGAGAAAGGGAGTTGATTTTTTGCTTCAAAGAAGATAACCAGGATGGGCTTATCAAGATGGTGCAGGACCGGTACAGTTTACGCCTGGCCAGTTCAAAGTACGTGCTTCCAGAAAGATACCAGGCTGGGAAAAAAGAATATGCAAACCGGTTTTTTAGTCCGACTATGCACTATCTGGTGCGCCAGTGGGAGCCAGCAGGTGAACCACCGTACATGGTAGCCATTGTCCCGGAAAACCGATCAGATACCAGTGGCCGTGAAGCGGATAACACCATACAGCCAAAGATGTGCTGGTATAAAGGCATTCAGCCCTATGGATGGGTATTTGATCAGGAAAAGCGTACAGACTTCCCCATGATGTTTGCCGTCAATTACAACCTGGGCGGTGAAAATGACCCGGTGTTTAGTTACTGTGATGAAGCCATCCCAAACAGCACCGGAGGCTTCAATGTGGGCCGTGGCCTGCTGAAACGTTTTTTCTGGCAGCGCCTGGCCAATATGCGAAGGGGTATGATTTATAACACCTCACTCAAATTGAACAATTTTGACGTTTGCAACCAGCGGCACCGGGAGTATAAGCTACTGGGTGGCCATAAGTGGGAACTCATTGCCATCAATAGCTATAAGCCATTAATGGAACAGTCAACGGACTGCGTGCTGCGTTATGTAGAGCCGTTGAGTATTGAAGACAAGGAAGCAACCTTCCCGAGTGATACCAGCGTGCTGGCAGATACATTGACCAGCAACAGCTTTGACCAAAAGTACAAGCCCCTTATTTGTTTAACCACTGATATACCTGCGTAATGGCACAATCACAACTGACAAAAATTTATGAACTGCGGTCCATTGGCTATGAGGAACTGCAAGGCCAGTTAACCAATATCAATACGGCATTTTCTGAGATCAGGAAAAATAAAGAAGCCCTGAATAAGATGGCCGGCAAAGGTAGCCGTACCAGTGAGGAACTGGAAAAGGAGCGCCAGGCTACGGAAAAGCTGCGAGTGGAGGAACAGGAATTGCGTAACCAGCGCTTGAAAATGCAGAATGAGGCCAAAGCATGGGCACTGCTGCAGCAGCAGGAAAAGCAGCGCCTGCAGGAACAAGCCAGGTTTGCAAAAGTAGCTGCAGGCAGTTACAATGAATTGTACTTGCAGTACCGTGAATTGTACAAACTGGTGAAGGCTGCACCAGCTGGTGGCCAGGTGACTTTCCTGGGCAATACCCTGCAGTATGACCAGGCCATTAAAAAGCTGCAGGAGTTGGCAGCAGCAGAGCAAAATTTCCGGCGCCAGTTTCAGCGTGATGGCCTGCTGGTGGGAGAATATACCAGCGGTATCGTGCAGGCATTTAAGTCAATGGGGCTGGATGATCTGATAGGTGGCCAGATAACCAAAGCAAAAACCAGGTTGACAGACCTCAATTCAGAGTTTAATAAGCTGCAGCAGGAACTTTCTGAAACCAAAGTGGCCGGTGATGGTAGCCTGCAGGCTATTGAACGCATGCTCATTGAAAACCGTAAGGAAGCCATTGCACTCACCCAGCAGGTAGGCAAATTAGAAGCAGAATTCAGGGGCACTGGTGATGTGGGTAATCAAATTACGGCCAGCCTGGCAGCTGGCTTCAAAGATGCTAAAAACCAGCTGAGTAATTTCGTGCTGGGGTATGTAGGTTTTCAGGCAGCCCTGGGCGGTGTACAGCGTGCCATTGACCTAAATGCAGAATTGTCCGATAAGTTTGTGGACCTGCAGCGGATTCTGGGTATTACGGAGGAAGCGACCGCCAAAGTGGTGAACAGCTTAAAGCAGATTGATTCCCGTACCTCATTGCAAGGGCTCACGGATATTGCCATCATAGCAGCGAAGGCCGGCGTGGCAGCGGAAGATATTGACGGGGTGACGGCTGCTATTGATCAGCTGGTACTGGTGGCCGGTAAGGAACTGGGTGACGTAGAAAAATCAACGGAGAGCCTGGTAAAACTGGTGAACATCTTTTCGGAAGATGGCAAAGTAACAGGTGATGCCGTTCGTTCAATAGGTAACGGACTGGTGGAACTGGCCAATGCTGGCGTGGCATCCGGTGGATTCCTGATTGATTTCTCCCAGCGTTTGGCAGGTGTGGCCGGGACGGCAAACATTAGCCTGGATTCTGTGCTGGGACTGGCTGCAGGATTTGAAGAACTGGGCCAATCCAGTGAAGTTTCCAGCGGCGCCGTGGTACAGGTATTAAGTAAGATCGGCCAGGACGTTCCAAAGTATGCAAAGCTGGCCGGCAAGTCCGTGGAGGAATTTACGCAAACCTTGCGAACAGCGCCTCAGGAAGCACTTTTGCAGCTGGCTGAGAACCTGGGCGGTAATGGTGGTGCCTTTGATGAACTGAGTAAAAACTTTGCAGATGCTGAGGCCCGTGGCATCCGGGTAATTCAAACCCTGGGTGTTTTGGGTGCGAATGCAGATACTTTCCGGGCAAAGATCAAACTGGCAGGCGGTGCCCTGGCAGATACCAATGCGATCGTTGACGGCGCCAACCAGAAACAGCAGACGTTTGGAGCAACCGTGGATAAGATCAGGAAACAGTTTGAACTGCTGGGTAATAACAAAGCCGTGCAGGCGCTGATGCTGGCCGTAGCTGGTTCCATATCCTTGCTGATTGCCAACCTGCCTACATTGCTGGTATTATTGGGGGCACTCGCCGTGAATTGGGCTATCCAAAATGCAAACCTGCTTTTACTCAATGCTTCCATGATCGGGTATAACCTGCTCATTGCCCGTAACTACGTGCTGATGGGTTTGCTTACTCCTTTACTGGTAGCCCAAAAAATTGCATTGTTTCTGCTGAATGGAGCCTATACACTGGTGACGGCTGCAGCCAGTCGTTTCAATATTGTTATCGGTCGGACACCACTGGGGCTAATCTTAACAGGTATCACCTTGCTCACTGCTGCTACGGTGGCCTATGGTAACTCATTAAATGCAGCCAGCAACCGACTGAGGGAACAAAACAGGCAGGCCCGGATAATGAATGAACTGCAGAATGAAGCCAGAAAATCCGTCACAGAAACCATTGCAAAGGAGCAAACTTACCTCAGCATCATCCGGGATAATACCCTGGCGCTGGGTACCCGTCAACGGGCGCTGAATGAATTAATTGCACTTAACCCAGAATACCTGAAAGGCCTGACCCTGGAAAACATTGAAATGGATAAAGGGCGTGCTATTCTGGAAAAGTACAATGAGGCACTGTATGCGAAAGCCCTGGCTGAAGCTGCTGCAGCGAGATCATCCCGGGAGTTCCAAAAGCTGGTAAGCCTGCAGACACTTCAACAGGATGTGCAGTTCGCATTAAAAACCGGCAGAAACCACTGACACCCCATTCCTTAACAGTTTATTCCTGGCAGCGGCCAAAGGTATAGGTGCCAGCCTGGACAATGTTAGCCAGCTGAGGGACTTGGATAAGATACTGCAGGCAAACATCAATGAGCAGCAGCAGATTGTCAATGATGTAGAGAAAAACAAACTGCTTATTGACAAAGCGCTGGGTAAGCCTACAACTGATAAAAAAACCGGTGGCGGTAGAGTGGTGACGGATGAAGAAAAGAAAACGGGCAAGCGCCGGGCTGATCGGCTGGACGTTGATATACAAAACCAGTTTAAGGACATTGATGCTTTGCGGGATGAAGCCCTGGCCAAAGAAAGACAGCGCCGGTTAAAGGATGAAATTGACGAGGAAACCTACCTGCGTAATATTCTGGTGATCAACCAGCAGGCGATCGATAAAAAGCTGGCCCTGCTGAAAGCCCGGAACAGTGAGGAACGTAAACAGTATGCAGAGTTGAGCCTTAATAGGATTGAGCAAGAGCAGGAAACCAATGAGGCCATTTTCAAGCTGCGTGAGCGTGCTGCCAGACAGCTGCTGGATGCAGAAACCTCCCAGGCAGAATCATCTGCGACTGTAAGCCTGCAGGATCCTAATCTTAGCAGCCAGGACCGTGCTGGGATTGAAGTAAGTAAAACGGAAGCCATACTGGCAGCCCAGGTGAAGTTCAATGAAACGATTGACCAGCTGGAAAAAGAGTTCACCCAGATAAGCCGGGAAAATGCTGACAAGCGCAAAGCGGCTATCCTGGCCATTGAAGCTGAACTGCGTGCTGATCGAATTGCCCTGGCTACCAGCCAGCTGCAGGATATTGACCGGGCTGAAAAGCGCCAGCTGACGGAGTACGAGATTTATTTCAGTAAAATACGCCAGGCCATTCTGGAAAATGATGAATTGACGGAGGAACAGCGGAAGTTTAAGCTGGATGAAGTCAACCGTACTGAAACCCGTACCATACTTTCCGCTGAGTTGGCAAAGCTGAACATTGAAGTAGCCAAAAAGAAACAGCTGCTGCAGCAAGGCTTAATCAGTCAGGATGAATACCTGGATGCTGTAAAGCGCCAGCAGCAAAAAGCGGAGGAACTGGCTGCAGATTATACACTGCCAGATGCACAGCGTCCGGAGATCAATGGCGTACAGGGTGCCCTGCAGATTGGAGTAAGAAAATTATCCGGCTTTAAAGCTGGCAGCAATGAGGATAAGATGCTGGCAGATGCCATCACAGCGTCATACAACCTGGCTACTGATGCAATGAACGGTTATTTTGATGCAGAGCGTTCACGGATAGAGGATAGTTTGAGCTTGGCCATTGAACGGCTGGATATTGAGCAGGAACAGGTGATGAACCTAGCCAGCAGTAAAGCTGAACAGGAAGCTATTGAAAAGCAGTATGCAGCAAAGAAGCGGAAGCTGGAACAGGAAGCGTTTGAGAAAACAAAGGAAACCAAACGGAAGGAGGCAAAGATTGCTTTCTTGATGGAACTGGCCAATATCTGGTCCAGCGTGTGGTCCATTGGTAACCCTATTGTAGCTGCCATCATGGGGGCCGTGCTTTCAGGCCTGGCCATTGCCCGGTATGCCAATACGGTGAGCCAGATCAATCAGCAAAAATTTGAATTCGGTGGTAAGCCAGGTGATGTGCCTACTCAGGGTGGTAAATTCGGTGGCCAACCTCATAGCAAGGGTGGCACCCCTTTCACCTTCAAAGGCCAGTCATACGAGGCTGAGGTAGATGAATTAGCGGTTATCCGTACCCGTAATGCACCGAAAAACCGGACGTATAATATCAGCGGCACTCAAAGCCAGATAGCCAGCAAATTAAATGAACTGGGTGGTGGCGTGGCATTTGACCGTGGCGCCAGGCTGAACAAATTTGAGTATGGTGGCCAGGTAGGCGAGCGTCTGCAGGCACCGGTATTCGTTCCATCTGCAGTATCACTGAGTGATGCAGCAGGCAACCAGACAGCTGAGATATTGGACACCATGCGTGAGCAGGCAATGGCTATTCAAGCGGTATCTAACCAGGTTCGCACCCTGCAGGTAGTGCAGCGCACTTCCACCGTAACGGAAGCCCAGGACAAAGAAGTTAAGCAAATTAAAACAGGCACTTTATGAGTGATCAGAAAATGACCATACTGGACCGCCAGCTGCAGGAAATTGCCATGAGCAACTGGGCGCAATTTGTTGCCATCATTGGACCGGATGCTGTTAAAAGTGCGAAGGTGTGCCTGCTCAGGCAGAAACAAGCCAGCTATGCACAAATAAGTATCAAGCTGGGAGTGACGGAAAATCAAGCCCGGTATGCCTGCCAAAAATGTGAGGAAAAGGGGGTGTGAATTTTTTGCACCCTTTGAATTAAAATAATTAAAAAAGTATTAATTCAATACTACATTTGAATTGTCAACTATGAAAAAGACACTACAAGTTTTCAATTTTGCAGTACGGAACCAGACTGATGATACGCTGGAAGTTCACATTGACGGCGATATTGTGGACGCCAGTACCCAGGAAATTCTGCGGAACTGGTACGGTGACGAAACCAGCGTTTCATTCAAATCCTTACGGGACAAGCTGCTGGCCAGCAATGCCAAAACCATCAACATCTATGTAAATAGTCCTGGTGGTCATGTGGGTGACGCAATGGCTATCCATGACCTGCTTAAAGACATGCAGGCCAAAGGGAAAACTGTAAACACGGAAGGCCGTGGCATTATTGCGAGTGCTGCGACCTACATACTTATGGCTGGCAACAATCCAACCATGAGCGCTAACAGCTGGTTCATGATCCACAATGTTAGCGGGGGAATTTACGGAGATGTGAACACCATTGAAAACTATTCCAAGACCCTGAGGAAATTCAATGATGCCGTCCGTGACTTCTACGCATCGGCTACTGGTATGCGTAAGGAGGATATCACAAAGTACATGGATAACGAAACATGGTTCACTGCTAATGAAGCAAAGGAAAAGGGCTTCATTAAAAACGTCACCAGTGATGCTGTGTTCAATTCTGTTATCAAGCCAGAAAGCTGGCAGTTTTCCAATACCGCCGTCCTCAATGCCTACAATAAAGCCGTACAGGCGCCTATTCCGGAGGACGAAAACACCAAGTCTTTAATTAAAAATCAGTTTTCTGAAATGAAAAAGTTTTTTGAGCAGATGCTTAATGCCATTAAAGGCATCCAGCCTGCAAACACTGCCGAAGGTGGTGCCCCTGTTAATCTGGCTGAGCAAATTGCCAACACTATGCAACCTCATTTTGAGAGCCTGGCCACTGAAATTGAAACCCAAATCAGCAACCAGGTGAGCCAGCAGCGTGAGCAACTGGTGAAGGACGTTACCACTGCAGTAACTGATTCATTTAAGGAAACCATCACCAACCTGCAGACTGCAAATGAGGACTTAAAAAAAGAACTCACTACGCTGAAGGGTGGTAAAACCCAAAGTGAAAACAAGGATGATAACACCAGAGCAATTGGTGGATTCCGTAAGGCTTAATTCATCCGTAATCCGTAACCCGAATTTTTAATCTGTAAATTTTTTTCCAAATGGGAGCTCAAGCAATAGACAACAGCAACATGCTCAATTACCGGAACTCAGCGGACCTGGCTGGTTTTACACCATCCGTTGGAATCGTGTACAATGCCGGTGCAAACACAGTGGTTTTTACTGATGGAAGTACCATTCCTGCAGGTGACACTTTGAAGAAAGTGCGTGTCCGTGTAACCGACAATTTTGGCGGTGAAGTTCGTGACACAATTACTGTAACCGGTGCCCCTGGTGCAAAAACTGTAAGCACCGCAGGATTGAACAGCGCTGAAGGCCTGAATGTGATGGCCACTGTTATCACTTCCAACGGTATTGTGGCAGATGGTTCAATTTTCAAGATTGGAGCAGCTGGCAATATCAGTCGCTGGGATACTCAAAAAAATGCGTAACCAGTAAAGAAACCCGATTCTAAAATTCTTTAATCAATATCCATGTTTCAAACATTTGCAATTGACAGCCTGGCGTTTCATGAGAGCATCATTGCGCCTGCCTTCGCTGATATTATTCCTCAGGGCTTTCCGTACACCGGCACCCTGAACGAATTCACGTTGATGGATAACGTTGTTTCCAAACGTCCTATCATTGACATTCGCCGGACCGCTAACATTTTACAGCGCCGTGACGCCAGTTGTGATATCAACTACAAGAAAGTAGTGGGTGCCAGCACCAGGCAGATCAGTGTTGATGAAGTGTATGGTGCAACCCAGTTTTGCCGTAACGAGTTTTATAAAGGCGCCCTGAAAGATTGGCGGAATAACGACCCGTTATTCGGCAACAAAATCCTGCCATATTTCCAGCAGGCAGTTATGCTGGACGTGGCCAGTAACAGCTATTTCGGAGACGTTGATCGTGTGGCACCTGTGAATGCACAGTGGTCAACCAGCATCTTTGACGGCGTGTTCAAGTGGATTAAGCGCTATATAGCTGCTAACGTAATTCCTGCAGCGCAAACAGTGACCATTGCGGATGGTACTGATTATGCAGCTGCTGGTGGTCCGGCTGCAGCATACGGCCTGATTAAATCTTTGCATGACAAACAAAACCAGCTGATGTACAGCTTTGCTGACAATCAGAAGGCTTTCTATGTGAGCAAAGAAATTGCCAGCGCCTATGAGGATTATTTGATTTCTGTGGGCCTGGAATCATCCGGATATACCCTGCTGGAAAGCGGTATCAAAACCCTGGCATACAAGGGTATTCCGATCATGGTTGAACCCATTTGGACCCCAATTATCAGTGAGATCAAAGGATCAGCTGGTTATGCAGCCATTCTCACCCTGCGTGGAAACTTTGTTTTCGCTACGGATGCAGAATATGGTGAAGGTGAGGACGGCAAAACCGCACTGGAAGTGTGGTATGATCAGAAGGAAATGCAGTGGTATTTCCGGATGTTCCTCAAAGCCGGTACTCAGATAGCACTGCCTGAGCACATGGTAGTAGCAATGACCGCCTGGACGTAATAAAACGTCCAGGGGTTTCCCCATAAATCAAGAAATCCAATTTTTAAAAATTAAAGATCATTCAAAATGACTTGCGTTCAATTACAAAGCTATAACCGGGCCTGTGGTGGTGTTACAGGCGGGCTTTCTGATATACTGATTTTTGACCCGGCTGATTTTGATTTCACCCAGGCTGCACCTGTTTCTGGTGTTCAACAACCATACACAGCGGTAGCCCGTGCTGCAGGAGTTTCCAATACAGCTGTATTTTATCCTGTTAAATTTCAGGAGAAAGAAGCTGAGCGCCTGTGGGCACATACCGTAACCGGCTGCTCGGTAAAATACGAGCATACCGTTAACGCTCAGCTGCCTCAATTGAGCCAGGGGCTGACCACCTTCCTGCAGTCCCTGGATGCAGCCGGTTGTTGCTGCGGCCTGGGCCTGATCATTCGTCACAATGATGGAAAAATCTTTGTGATGGGTGAGAAAATTGTAAATGCAGCCAGCATTCCAAAATTCAGCGTGAAGATGGAAGGTTCAGATGGTACGTCCGGCAAACTCTTTGATGATTTCAACGGTGCAAACGTTGTTATCAAAGGTGAGTATTCCCGTGACCTGTTTGAATATACTGGTACCTGGGCCAGTTTGGAAGCCCTGCTGGTGCCTGGTGCTTAATCTTTATCATCATGGTAAAAGTAAAAGATCAATACCTGGCCACTGTTATCGCATTCGGTAAGAGTGGCCAGGCTTTAAGCCAACGGTCACAGGATGAACTGAATGACCTGGCCATACTGGCATTGCAAAGCAATAGCCCGTCACTGCTTCGCTTATTTGAAGATCCACTGCCAACACTGGATGAATTGCAAAAAAGCAAGTTGGCAAAAACACTTCCCAAAGTAGAGGCAGTTCCAACTGATAACGCTTTAAAGATTGACACCGATGACAGCACAGAAACCAACCCAGCAAAAGAAGCGCCAGCCGGTGCAGCAAAAGAAGGCAACAAAGCCGGTGTCAAACAGCGTACAGATAAGCGCCAATAATCCAATCCCCTGGGATATTGGGGGCCGTACATTTTCATTCGTCAATCAATCTAAATACCTGCCTTTCCTGGGGGCTGAGGACAATTTTGGGACCATCTTACTGGAAGCCCGGTTATTGAGCACCACTCAGGGCGCCTGCATTAAAACAAAGCGTGATTATTGCGCTGGTACTGGCATGGTTGACATGGAGGGCAAGGGCCTCCCGCCTGCGTTTATAGAGATGCTTAAAGGCATGAACCTGAAAAATGAGGATTGCGTTGAAGTAAACAAACAGATTTTTGAAAGTTTCTTCACCTATGGTAATTCGCCTATTGAAATAGTGCGCATGACTGTAGCTGGTGCCAAAAAACTGTTTGTGTATGTTCACAACTTTTTGGAGTGGCGCCTGATGGAGCCGGATGAAAATGGCATTGTAAGAAAGGCCATTCATTCAAAATTGTTTTTGCGTCAGGGGCACAGCCTAACAAAGGAGCAAATTGAGAAAGCCAAACAGCTGCCATTGTATAACCCCACGATGCCAGAATCAGAAAACTGGTTGAAAGATGAAAAAGGTGCTGAGCGGACCATGATCTGGTATAAGAATTCAATGGCTGGTTATGACCATTATGGCATGGCTTCCAGCGTTTCTTCGCTTATTTACCAGGTATTGGAGTACAAGGGTGCCAGGTATAACTTGGACAATTTTGAAAACAATATGGTGATCGGTGGAGTGCTGGCATTAAAGGGCAACCTGGGCCAGGGTGAAGCGACCCGTATTGGAAAAGATGTAGTTAAAACGCATACCGGTGACGGTAAGCGTGGTCGTGTTATGGTAGTGGCCAGCGAGGAAGGTATTGATGGCAGTGACTGGCATTCCTTTGATACAACAAAGGACGGTAGCTACCTGGAAAGTGACGACCGTTGGTCGCAAAAGATCATTCTGGCTAATGAATGGGATGCTGTGCTGGCCGGTATGGTAAGTAATAGCAGCCTGGGAAAAGGCAGCGGATTTCTAAGTAAAATTTTTGAGGTTAAGCAGCTGAACGTAATTGGTCCAGCGCAAACCCATCTGATCAATAATGTGTGGTCACACATTCTGAAAATTGCCGGTGAGTGGTTAGGCTTCCAAACAGATGGTATTTCATTGGCCATCAAAGGAACGGCTATGATTAACAGCTTACATGAGGTTGATATCGCAACCGTGGCAACTGTTAATGAAGTGCGTGAAGCCAATGGCCTGCCAGCTGATGATTCAGCAACTGGTAAGAAGTACCTGCACGAATTAAAGGCGGCAAAGCCTGCAAATACAAAGGAGGTAGGTGATGCATAAAATAAACAACCTGCAGCGGCCTGTATTGATTACTACGGATGAAGTGATCTTCCATGCGCACAAAGGTCATACCCTGGATCCGGAAATGATTTCCAATGCCATAATTATTGCGGAAGAAAGATTCGGCAGGCAAGCCCTGGGCTATGACTTTTATGAACACCTGGTCAATCAAAAGAATACAGTGGTGACCGCTGATAACCTGGCTGATCTGCAGACAAAAGTCAATGCAGACAAATATCCAGGCGCTAGTGATGTGACACTGCAAGCCGGTATGATCGTAAATGCAGCAGAGTTTCTCAATACTGCCAATCAAAACCTTTGGAAACAACTGCTGTGGAAATTCATTGCAGAGTGCGTTATGCTGGTGGCGCTTCCGGAGGGCTTTGTGCAATTCACCAGCGAGGGCGCTGTACATAAACAGGCCCAGGGTGGCGCTATGACGCCAGCAGGCACCAGTGTAACCCCTGGCCTGGGTTCCATGAAGTGGGCAATGGATAAGAAGCTGATGGACCGGATTGACCCATTGCAGGAAGCCCTGCACGTTTGGCTGTGTAAAAATTATGCAGACTATCCGCTGTATAGAAAACCGTGTGATTGTTCTGCTGATGGTACCCCATATAAACGCAAAACCAATCTTGTCATGGGTATCTATGACGAAGATGAAAACTGTGGATGCTATGATTAAATGGTTATTCCGGGTTATGGTCGGCTGGGGCCGTAAACTGAAGTACATCGATACCAGCCCGGCACTGGATGCACTTTCTGAATTGCGTTTGAGAACCTGTTCAAAATGTGGCCATTCCGGCACCAGTAAAATACTGCAATTGACAGACAGCGGAGGCGCCTATGAAGATGTTATAAGCTGCAAAATTTGTCATTGCCCGTGCCGTCAAAAAACATTGGTAATTGAAGAAAAATGCCCAATCGGGCGCTGGTAAGCTATGGGTGGATATTATGATAATGGATTTTGTAATTGCGACTACGTTGATACTACCGTCAAAGTAAACGGTGGCCTGTATAACCATTACAAAAATCATTGTGTATGTCCAACCACTGAGGTTTACTTGCCATTGAAAGACCTGGAAGGGGATGATGTACCAGGCTATCCCGTTGATGTATATAATGTCAATGAGGAAATGATTGGCGTAGCCAATAATAAAAACCAGTATATAACCGTATGGAACAGCGATCCTGATAACCAATTGATTGGCACCCTGGAAAATTTAATCGGCCCCATGAGTTTCAAATTAAAATTGAACCGTGGCCAGACAGCACCGCCTTATGTAATAGGTGTGTACACCGGGGTAGTCGAAGAGCAGAACGTTTATTCAATTGTTTATTCAAACATTTATTACTAATGGCAAAGATTTCAGCAATAAAGGGCCGGAACAATACAGTTATCAGAACGAAAACAATGCCCAGGAGCATCACGCCAACACAGGACGCTGACCTGCGGGATGAACTGGCTGATGAAATTCGTAACCGTGGTATCCTTCAGGTCGATACTACTACTCAATTGATGGACCAGGAGGGATCAGATACTTACAAAGTTCTGGTTAAGGATATTGGTGTATTTGTATGGAAGTCAAGCGGTGTGGCAGATAATATAAATTCATTTATTGCTGCAGGTGGTGGTATCTGGGAGAATGTTTTTCCATCCGGCAAGAAAGAAACCTTTGTTGAAACATTACAAACAGTTGCAGCCTTAAAAGCAAAAAAAGGCAAGCCGTTTAATATTGTTAGGACACTTGGATATCATACTGCGTATGATGGCGGTGGGAATTTATATTACTGGGATGAATCCAGTACGGCCACTGATGATGGTGGTTCTGTTATTCAGGTGACAGGTGAGGCTACTGGGCGGTACATTGCAATGTTTAATGCAACTGAAGTAAGCATCAAGCAATTCGGGGCCAAAGGTGATGGCGTAAATGATGATATTGATGCAATTGATAAGGCGACTTCCTACTGTTCAATTGGCAGATCATATACTTTATTTTTTCCTAGAGGGACTTACAGAATTACCCGGCAATGGTTAATTGGTTTTCGTATTTTATCTGAAGCGGAACTGGCTATAGGATATTGGTGGAGCAGCCCTAACTGGACATTAGTGGGAGAAAATACCAATAGAAGGCCATTCAATATAGTTGGTGAAATGAACACCAGGATTTTCGGAGATTTTGATGCAGCAGAATTGCGTGCCGTTATTTATATCAACATAAGAAGAAATCCAGCAAACCTTTCTCCTAACCGTGACCAGATGGGCGTTTCAATGAAAAACTTCATTATCTGTGGTAAAAATACGGTCAATTCTAGCGGCGTGCTCACATCACTGCAAGACAGGCAATCCTCGCTAAATCAACTGGGTATTCTCGCTGTTAATGGTATTGGGATGAAGTTTGAGAATATCATGTTCCAAAATATGCAGCGAGGATTTTTACAAAACGCTTGCTACAATACCAAAATTGATAATATGGCCGGCCAGAAACTCCAATATTTTTACCATGAATTTGGTTCAAACACTGGTGAAAGGTCAAACATGCACGTATTTAACACTGCAGAGGATGAAATTGCCTACAATGTTAATTCAACAATGGTTATTTTTAATGGCATGTGGGGAGAAGGCCCAGGAACGATATTAAAATGTACGGGACAGGGCATTGTTATTAATGGATTATACACTGAGGCACATCAAAGAAATATCAGTACAACTGCTTTTTGTCTCGATTTTGAGGGGTGTGATTATGTATGCCTAAATGGGAGTTTTGTAGCGACCTCATACCCTGATAATTCATATGCTCCTGCAGTAAGACTAGGGAATACGGCCAAATC